CATATTTTGTGCACTTCTTTTGGTGCAAATTTTTCTAATGTTGAGTTTTTTATAAATGGAGTAAATGGTGGCAAAACAACACCAATTACCAACGATCCTGGTGCGTTAGATTCCAAAAGTTTATCAATAGGCGCAAGAGAAGCAAATGTATCTTATAATGACACATTTTTGAATGGTCAAATTGACGACATTCGAATTTACAGCCGTGCTTTATCTGAATCAGAAATACGTCTGCTGGCATCGGAACGTGGCATCGGCCTAAAACCAGAACGTCTACGCAATAGATACTCAGCACCTACACCATCCCGCAACCGTTCCTCTAGATTTTTAGGATTTCCAGCATGATTGACTTATCGCAATTGACGCAAGAACAACTTTGGGGCGTTGAGTTTGTCACGCTACAAGCCAACAAACCTATTCAAGCTGAAAATGAACAAATCGAACAAAGCAATTCCAACTTGTCGGAAGGTGAGGAAGCTAAGCCATTAAAAGATTTGTTTACGGCACAAAGCTATCTCGAATCGGTGATTCGGTCAGCTTGTGATTCGTATTACAAGCAACTGCTAGACTATAAAAAGCAAAACGCTTTAGCCATGTTTGATGCACTTTCACCGGAAGAACAAGCTGCTTTGGTGGCACAACTCGGGATTCCGGATGTTTTACCATAGTAGATCGGAGCGATGATGAAACTGGAACTGACCAAAGAAGAACAACAACAATTGATGGCTTGCCTTGACCTTGCCGTAAAGAACGGTGGTTTGCAAGCTGCGAGTTTATTGTTGCCGTTAGCCGCAAAGATCCAAGCCTTGAAGGACGAAGATGGCGACACAGACGCTGGAGTTTAGTGCCGGGACTGGATTGACGATCAGTTGCAAACTGTTTGCGGTAGGCAGCGATACGGTTGTGGCTACTGCTACAGCTAGCGAAAAGACCAACGACAAGAATCGTTATTCGGTAAGCTACACAGATATTCCAGCAGGAAGTTATCGGCTGAATGGCTTTGTCTCCGGCACTGGTGGGTTCGCCAACGAAGTGTACGACCTGACGCTGAGTACGGCTACGTTTCAGCCTAGGTCGGAAAGTGCGGTGAATACCGGCTCAATTGCTGATGCTGTCTGGGATGAGGCCTATTCGAGTCATACGACTGCTGGCACGTTCGGGAAGTTGATGGATACGATTAGAAAATCTAATTACTCCATTGACGGTACTGTAGCATCCGGCGGAACACGCAATACGACTACGTTCCGCACATCTCTGACTGCCACAACAGGTGCGTATGAGCATGCTGTACTGTTTTTTATCAGCGGTAATTGTGCTGGTGAAAATAGTCCAATCATCACTTATACGCAGACCAATGGCGTTATTGTTTTGGAGGAAGCATTAACCACGACCCCGGCTATTGGTGACGAGTTTGTCATTATGGCCGGTAGTCATGTACATGCGATCCAAGACATTGCAGACGCTATTGAACTGACTGTCTTGCCACTACAAGCCACTGTCGTAGATCGAGTGGCCGGGACAACGATCAATCTATTCACGGGCGAGACTGCATCGGTAACTGTGGCCGTGACTGACGAGGATGGAGTTGCCGTCGACTTAACAAACTTGACGCTCGAACTAATCATTGAGCTTCGTCCGTCAACTGATGTTGTAGTCGTGGCCGATGCAAGCATCACGCATAGTAATGGCAGCTTTGCCTTTGCTGTTCCGGCAGCAGTCACCAATGCGGCCAGAGCCTGCAAGTGGGCACTGCGGAAAACCAATGACGATAGCGTATTGGTTCAGGGCGATTTGTTTGTCACTTATGCTCCGACGGCAGACTGATGAAACTCTGTAGGTGTGGTCAAATTGTTAAAGATCGGTGCCTTAAATGCTCACCGATTCCGCAGCACAAAAAGACCACTGCTGAACGAGGCTATGACAGCCGGTGGAAAAGACTCAGCGAGTCGATTCGCAAGAACAATCCGCTTTGCCATGATTGCTTAGAAAACGACATGGTGACACCGGCAACTGAAGTCCATCACATTATAAAGATAGCGGACGCACCGCAACTTAAATATGAGCGAACAAACCTTGTGCAATTATGCACCGCCTGTCACGAACGACGCCACAATGTATAAATCACAAATTGGTCAAGATGCTTGGGTAGTCAACGCTTTGCGTGGCAAGCGGAATGGCTTTTTTGTAGATATTGGTGCGTATGATGGCGTGGCACTTAGCAACAGCTATGCACTAGAAAAGCAATACGATTGGACTGGTATTTGTGTCGAGGCTAACAGCGATGCCTTTCAAAAGCTAGCTGAGAACCGATTGTGTTTGACTTATCCGTATGCGTGTTGGTCGCACTCTAATGTATTGATTAACTTTAATCGGCATGCTGATGCCATGCTTTCCGGAATTGTGTCGCACTCGGCTACCTCAGTGCTAGAAACTAAAAGCCTGACAGACATTTGCGACATGGCTTATGCACCAACCGAAATTGACTATATCTCGATCGATGTTGAAGGTGCCGAGGATGAGATCCTGAGCACGTTTGACATGAAGAAATACAAAGTCAACTGCTGGACCGTAGAGCATAACTATCGGCGTGAGTCCGTTGATTGGCTATTTAACTTTTTCAATGATCGAGGCTATCTAGTTCGATTTTGGAAGCATGACGTTTTTGCGATCAAAGATACCTGGAGCGAAACATGGTAGGTACAGCAGGTAGAAGTGGAGGAGACAGATTCACAGAGTCTATTGACCCAACAAGACTCGACGGTGGACCGGTCAAGCCGGAATTACCGGAGGCACTCAGTCGTATTTGGGATGCGTTACTTCCGCAATTACATCAGCCATCACTGCGGAATGTTGACGTTCACGAAATTAAGATACTCGTGGAGCTATTGCACCTCAAAGCTCAACTATGGGAAATCGTATCTGTTGACCCTACGGATTCCAAGCTGAACAGGCAGTACATCAACGTGGTTGACCGTATTCATAAATTGTCCGCTGTATTTGGCCTCAATCCAAGCGACCGTCGAAGACTCAAGCAGGATACGGTCGAAGTGCAAGACGCAGCAGATGAGTGGCTACAGTCATGATTACTGATAATTTCCACTCCACATTCTACGGCTATATTGATGACGTTCTCGAAGGACGCATCCTAGCCTGCGAATTGGTCAAGGCTGCTTGCAAGCGGCACATGGATGACTTGGCTAAGCAGTCCACCTCTGAGTTCCCATATCATTTTGATGAAGCTGTGGCGGCCAAAGCTGTACGCTTTTATCCGATGATTATTAGGCACTCGATTGGCCGGTATGCCGGTATGCCGTTTGAACTTGAGCCATGGCAAGTATTTTGCACTGGCTCGATATTTGGCTGGCTCTGTGACTCTGATCGCACTCGCCGTTTCCGCCGCACCTATCGCAGCGTGGCCCGAAAGAATGGCAAGTCTAGCTGGGCTGCTGGTGAGTCCATCTACATGGCTGGATTTGACATTAACCCACTACGAGGCAAACCCGAGCCCGTAGCCCAGGTGGTATTGTCGGCCACAAAGCGAGATCAGGTTGACCGTGTAGTCTTTGCGGAAATTGAACGCATGCTGCGAAAATCAGCGACCCTTGAAAAGCGTGCTCGGTCTGTCCGGCGTGAAATCAGATTCCGAGAGAACGATGGTTTAATTATGACCACCGGCTCGGATAAACCGTATGACGGATTGAACCCACACTGCGTTGTCATGGACGAATTGCACGCATGGCGGGAACACCATCGCCAATTCTACGACACGATGGTTACCGGATCCGGCTTTCGTGACCAACCGCTAATCTCCATGATTACGACCGCAGGCGACGATAAATCGTACCTATGGAATGAAGTCTACGAATATGCCTCCAAGATTACCAAGGGCGTAGTCAGTGACGAGCGGTTCTTTGCCTATGTCGCTGAACTCGATGAGCATGACGATGCCCTCGACGAGCGTAACTGGATCAAGGCTAATCCTAATTTGGGCGTATCGGTTTCAATGGATTACCTGCGGCAGCAAGCGACTGAGGCCAAGGCAAGCAGTGTCGCACTAAACCGGTTTAATAGGTATCATGCCAACCGCAAGGTTACCAGTATTGAACAAGCTTTCCTGATGCACGAATGGGATTCCTGCCGAGGCGAATATGCAGACTGGTCTACCGCTGATGTTGTGACTGCCGCAGTAGACTTAGGTGGGCGTGATGACTTGGCCGCTTATGCCTTATGTGCTCGCTTTCCACTGCCGGACAAAGACGGCATGCCTGTTTGGCGATACGAGATCAAGGTCCGAGCCTATATTGCTGCGGATACGAATCGTGACCTGCGAGCCGAGCCATTCAATTCATGGGTTTACAACGACCTGATCCGCAAACGCCAGTTTGTGATTCCTGAATTGCGGGATTCATTGCTGGAAGATTGCCGCACTTATGGGGTCAGCACTGTAGCCTATGACCCCTATAACGCTCAGCAACTTGGTGATGAGTTAGCACAAGAGGGATTGACTGCGGCTCGCATGGCTCAGAATTGTGCCAACTTCAATGAACCCATCCATGACATTATGCTTTGCATTAAAGAAAAGCGATTACTGCATGACGGAAATCCACTTTTGCGTTGGTGTGCAAATAATGCGAAAATCATACGGAACAGACAAGATCTGTGGATGTACGACAAGCGGGATTCAAACGACAAAATTGATCCAATCGTAGCGGCAACAATGGCATTTAGGCTCGCAACGCTCGCAGCCCCTAAAGCTAGTGGCAGTCTATTTTTAATTTAGGATTTATGGCATGGCAGCAGGTGGTGGCATCAATTCGTTGGTCAAATGGCTGAGATCGGCACTAGCTGGTACACAGAGCGAGCGTGTTACTGCTGATCGAGCCCTGACTTATCCGCCGGTATGGCATTGCGTCAGTAAGATTACTGGTGCGTTTATGATCATGCCACTTAACGTGCATCGTGTGGTGGGTCGTGAAAAGACGATACAAGATCGCCACCCAGCATACAAACTTATGCGTTGGCGACCAAACTCCATGCAGACCCCTGCCCAATGGAAACGGCAGATGATGTGTCATGCTCTGCTATGGGGTAATGCTCGCTCATATATCCGCCGTGAAAATGGCGTGCCGGTCGAGTTAATCCCACTGATGCCTGATCGCACAACGACCGAGTTGTACGAAGGCGAAAAGCTGACGATGACGGTCATTGACCGGGATAGCCGCCTAAGCCTTTACGAAGACATGGGCAAGAACCCAGAAAAGACATTGATCTTCCGTGACAATGAAGTCTGGCATGTTCCAGGCTTATGCTTTGACGGGATCGAGGGCAAAAGTTTAATCGAAGTGGCCTCGCAATCATGGGGTATTGGACTGGACCTGCAACAGCACATCGCTAACCAGCAGAAAAAGGGTTATGCCGGTGGATTGATGCTTGAAGCTCCAATGGGTGCGTTCCGCAACGAAGGCGATGCTAAGGAGTTCCTAAAATCTTTCCGTGACTCCCATGAGGGCTCGGATAATGCCGGAAAAATCGGCATGCTGCGTGAAGGCATCAAGGCAAACATTCTTGCGATGAACAATGCTGACGCCCAATTTATTGAACAACGCAGATTCCAGCGTGAGGATGCTGCATTGCTGTTTTTGCTCGAAGGCATTTTGGGCGATTCGTCCAACGCCTCGTTTGCCAGTCTGGAACAACGCAATTTGGCTTACCGGCAAAATTGCTTGGCTCCGTGGACGACAGCTTGGGAAGAAGAATCTGAACTTAAGCTATTGACCGAAAGTGAACGCAATCGAGGCTATTATTTTAAGTTCAATGATGGCGCATTGCTCAGAACTGAAAAGTCGGTCACCATGGCATTTGGCTCGCAGGGTATTGCTGCTAGAGTTTTATCGCCCAATGAAGTCCGTGAATTATTCGACCTGAATCCCTACGAAGGCGGCGATGAATACGAAAATCCCGCCATCACGCCAGGACCATCACAAGATCAATCGTCCAGCAGTCAGCAAGATCAATCATCGAATCCAGACACAACAAATCGTGCCATGGAATTGATGATTCGCAATTTGCTCAGTGTCGAGGCTAAACGCATAAATGACTTTGCTAAAAATTCTGCAAACTTCATTGATAAATCAGAGGCGTGGCTTAAAAACTGGGAACGTAAACTTGCTGATGACATCGAGACTTTAGGTGGTGACCGCAAGATTGCCACGGAACATTGTTTAGAAACCAGAAATAGAATTTTGGCTGCGTGTGAATGTCAGCCCGAGGAATTGCAGGCAAGGATTGCCCAAGCGACTGCGTCTTGGACCAACCGGGTTTATCACTTAATTGAGGAAATACAAAAATGCTTAAAGTAAACGCATCGCTTGGCGAAATCTATATCTACGACACCATTGGAAAAGATTGGTTCGGTGGTGGCATTGATTC